CCTCTTTACGCATAATCACACTCAAATTGCCTCAAAGTATAAATATGATAAAAAGGGTCAGGAATGCAGGTCTGTAAATGTGGTTGCGGAGAGATACTAACAGGGAACCCTAAGAAGCGGTTTTTTTCTCCTAAATGCAAGAAGTCTTATGAAAATTCTCTCAGGGGATTGGGTAAACTTGAAACAAAGGTCAAGGGCGCGCTTAATGTCCAGGGTGATATAGATTGGCCGGGAACACTTGAGGTTCTTACACAAGACGCATTTTCAGAACTAAGTGATTTTAAAGGGAAGCTTGACGAAATTAACAAGCTGCTGAACAAAAACAAAAACTCTTTATTTTCAAAAGATCAATATGGTCAGGTTGTTGAAAGCGTTTTATCTAAAATGAAACTGAAATACAGCGAACACTTTTTAAAATTCTATTTGGAATTTCAAAAGGTATCACGGTTAAAAAGACCTGAACCCGTCCCAAAGGAAGTTAACCCGGAAGTTAAAAGTAAGGAAAGGTTTTTCGGATGATAAATGATCGGCCTACTCAGTATGCGCGGGATGTTGTTTCGGGAAAGATAGTGGCGGGGCCTTTTGTAAGGGGGGCATGCCAAAGACACCTTAACGATCTTGACCATGCAGGGGAACGGGGTTTTTATTATGATCAAGCTGAAGCTCAGAACGCTATTGACTTTTTTGAAGAGGTGCTTTGCCTGGCCGGTGGAGATTTTGAGGGAAAGCCTTTTATCCTGCTATCTTGGCAATGTTTTATAGTAGGGTCTATATTTGGCTGGAAACGGTACTCTGACGATAAAAGGCGCTTCCGGTTGGTTTATGTTGAAACCGGGAAGGGATCAGGTAAGAGCCCGATATGTGCTGGCGTGGGCATAAAGGGCCTTGTAGCGGATAAAGAGGCAAGGGCAGAGATATATGCAGCGGCAACAGATAAAGATCAGGCCGCGGTACTTTTCCGGGATGCCATAGCCTTTTATGACCAGTCACCAGAATTGCAGATTAGGTTATCTACTTCAGGGGGTTCTGGAAAAGAATGGATGTTAAGCCATTTAGATTCAAATTCCTTTTTCCGCATTGTCAGCTCAGAAAATAACAAATCTGGATTCAGGCCGCATATGGCCCTGCTTGACGAAATTCACGAACATAAAGACGGTACTGTAATTAAGATGCTTAGAGCTGGGTTTAAGTTCCGGTCACAACCATTACAATTTATGATTACCAATTCAGGACACGATAATACGACAGTATGCTGGGAATACCACGAATCAGGAAGAAAGGTTGCTTGTGAGTTTGAAGAGAATGACGAGTTTTTTGCTTATATTTGCTCCCTGGACGATGCAGACCTAATTGACGAAAAATATCTGGAAGATGAAACTTGCTGGATAAAAGCTAATCCCTCCATTGATGCAGGATTACCGGGATATCCTTATATCCGGGGCATGGTCAAGGAAGCAAGGGGCATACCGTCAAACATGAGCACGGTTAAGCGCCTGAACTTTTGCATCTGGACAGAATCAGAAAACCCCTGGCTTGATAAAGAAACTTGGATGTCATGCAAGGATGAAGACTTTGACATGGAATTGCTGAAGGGCCGGCGCGCCTGGGGAGGCCTTGACCTTTCCCGGGTGAACGACTTGACATCTTGGAGCTTGATTTTTGAACCGTCTATCGCAGACACTTACTGGAGGTTATTGACTTTTTTTTGGGTGCCGGGTGTAGGGATAACTAAAAAGGCAGAACAGGACAAAGTGCCATATGATGTATGGCGGGATAGAGGGTTTATCTTTGCGCCTCCGGTTAAAACTGTTAAAAAATCGTATGTCGCTAGATTTATGAAGGAAACACAGGAAATTTATAATATTCAGGGCACGGCATATGATAGAGCAATGATAAATGATTTTGTCCAGGCGGCACAAGATGAAGGTGTTACGCTTGTTGAGGGGAAATGGATAAAAGAATCAAAACGGTGGGATTTTGGGAATCAGGAGGGTATAAGGATTATGCCTTTTGGTCAGGAAGCCCGGTCAATGCACCCTGCCATAGAAAAGTTTGAAGGTATGCTTAAAAATGGGGAACTTAGGCATATCTGGAATCCTGCCTTGAATTGGTGTATCGCAAATGCAGTTGTAAAAGAGATTGACCATTATCGAAGAATATCCAAGACAACATCAACCGGGCGCGTGGACGGTGCGATAACGGCGGTTATGGCTTGCGGTGTGGCAGCCGTTCAGCAAGTCGGGTCAGTGTATGACGGGCTTAGCAAAGAAGAAATACTTGAGAGGATGAGGGCATGATAAATACTAAAATGCTATACCGGCCTGATGAGGTCAAGGATATATTTCAAGTGAGTTTATCCACTATTTATCGTTGGTGTGACGAAGGTCTGCTGGAAGCTGTTAAAATCAGGGGAACCCGGAGAGTAAAAAGGGAATCAATCGAAAAACTGTTAGAAATGCCCGATGAATGATATTTTTTGTGCCAAGAGTGTCTTTTTGTGAAATACGTACCTATACAATAATAAATATTCAGATATAATTACAATATAAACCCGTAAGTCCAGACAGTCGGCAAGTTTATATTTTATTATTAACTTTTAAATAAGTTTCCCTTCGTCATGGTGTAAAGCCCATGATTCCCTGAAGCCGGGGGCCTGATTACCTTCTTTTTGGTTTTATGGTAAAGCAGGATAACGTAAAAACAGTGATGTAATAGTTTTTAGAAGTTGAGGGAAATCGAAGAAAAAGAAAAGATATCACTGGGTTAGAATTATATTCTAACTAAATTCAAACAACCGTTTAAAACAACCGTTTGATTAAAAACTTTCCTATGTTTCCTAGATAAACTATAATAATTACTTTATCCTACCCTTATATTATTACTCCTTTTTAAAAGGTTAGATGTGTGACGGCTCCTGAAAAATCCATACCTTTCTGGAAGTCCCTGATGTCATTATTTGATATTAGGGACTTTTTGGTATTTGGGGGTCTGATTATGATTGGTTATGGCTTGTGGCTGTTTAAACCCTGGATAGGGTTTGCTGTCACGGGATTCTTTTTGATGCTGATAGGGATTGTACCGGGTAGGAGTATAAAGAAATAGGCATTTTATCCTCAATAGAAAGAAGAAATAGTCAAACCGGGGCACTGGCTGATAGCTGGTATAACCCTGGAGGTTTCTATTATGGGGGCGGTTCAGGATATGAAACCAAGTCAGGAACTTCTGTAAATGAAAGAAGTGCCATGCAGCTTGCGGTTGTTTGGTGCTGCATAAAGATACTTTCTGAGGATTCGGCAAGCCTGCCTTTGCATCTTTACCGGCGTTTAAAAGGTGGCGGGAAGGAACGGGCCACGGAACATCCCTTGTATTCCCTTTTACATGATTCACCGAATCCGGAAATGACAGCCTTTTCCTTCAGGGAAACCGGCAAAGCTCATCTCCTGGGCTGGGGTAATTGGTACGCTGAAAAGGTTTATGGAAAGGGTACGATAGGGAAAAGTATTGTTCAGGAGCTATGGCCGATAACTCCGCACCGGGTCACGGTCAAAAGGGATAATAAAAAGAAAATTTATTATCATATTTCAATGGCTGGAACTGATTTACCAGATGTTGACCTGCCAAAAGAAAAGATATTACATATACCGGGCCTCAGTTATGACGGTTTGATCGGATATTCTCCCATTGCGGCCTCACGTGAGGCCATTGGCATGGGTAAAGCACTGGAAGAGTTTGGACAGCTCTATTTCGGTAATGGGATACATCCTTCAATCGTTGTATCAACGGAACGGACAGTAAAAGACCCAAAGGCATACAAGGCGGCTTTAAACGAGGCTGCGGCGGGGCTTGGTAAATCTCATAGAGTTTTATTACTTGAGGAAGCCACGAAGGTTGAAAAGTTAGGAATCCCGAATGACGAGGCCCAGTTCTTAGAGACAAGAAAATTTCAAAATATCGATATCGGAACCCGGATATATAGAGTGCCTCCGTATATGTACGGGGAAATGGACAAAACGGCCTTTGCTAATGTTGAACAACAGGCCATTGACTATGTGACAAAGACTTTAAGGCCCTGGTTGGTAAGGGACGAACAGAGCTTAAATATGTCTCTTTTAAATCCAAGTGAGCGCGGGGAATACTTTTTTGAACATTTGGTTGATGGATTACTCAGGGGTGATGTTGTAAGCCGGTATAATGCGTATTCGATAGCGAAATCGGCAAGAATACTCACTACAAATGAAATTAGGGAGATGGAAAACAAGAATCCCATTGAAGGCGGGGAAAAACTTGACGTAACACCGAATATGCAGCCCACAAATAAGAAAGAAGAGCCAAAAGAGCCGAAAGAAGAGAAGAGCTTGAGAGAGGGGCTTAAAACAGCCTATTCCCAGCTTTTTACTGATGCAATCGGGCGTGTAGTGAGAAAAGAGGCCCAAAGGGTCAACTGGTTGCGTAAAAACAAGGGAAATGTGGAAGAATTTTACAGAGAACTACCAAATTACATCGAAAAACAGTGCAAACCAGTGTTTTTAGGCTTTGCAGAGTCGATAAATGACCCAAATTTAAGGCAAAATATGCCAAATATCGACAGTTTTATATCGGTTTTTTGTCATAATTTCACTGAAAATTACATTGAAGAATCACGGAAATTGATACCGGAAGCCGGGGAATGGTCGGGGCGTGAAGCCGGAGAGATAGCAAAAACAAGTTTAGAAAGCCTTATCGGGTGCCTGTTAAATGAAACCTCAGTATGAAAAGGCCATAAAAAGGCAGGTTGAGACAAGGAAAGAGGATAAAGATCATGGAAAAAGAAAAGAGAAAAGCAAAAGAACTCAGGGCAATATCGACAGAAGAGGGAAATCTTAAAAAGATTGTCGGGTATGCTTCAATATTTGATAAACCTTCTGAAGATATGGGGTTTATTGAGTATGTGAGAAAAGGAGCTTTTAAAAATGCTCTCAGGAAATCGGACGCCAGGGCATTGTTTAACCATGATACCGATACTTTACCGCTTGGTAGGCAGAGCGCAGGAACCCTTGTTTTAAGAGAAGATGATACAGGCCTTTATTACGAAATCACGCCGCCTGATACCCAGCTTGCCAGGGATTTGATGACCTCAATTGATCGGGGAGATGTCAGAGAGTCATCTTTCGGCTTTACAGTGGCGGTGGATGAATGGGACTGGTCAGAAAAAGATGTAGTTAAAAGGACGATTATCGAAGTTGGAGAGATATTTGACGTGAGCCCGGTTGTTTTTGCGGCTTATAATGACACCTCAGTTGCATTAAGAAAAATGGAAGAGAATAAACCTGCTCCCTTGAGCGGTGATAAAGGCACAGAAGATCACTTGATCACTCTGGGTCATATTGCGGAAGAAGACGAATTATATAGAAAAATTAAAAACTTTTAGGAGGATATTAAAATGAACGGATATCAGAAAAGGATGAAAGCGGCCTTTGACAAGATGGAAGCCATAAGAAAAAAGGCTGAGGCTGAGAAAAGGGCCATGACACCTGAAGAAATTCAGGAAAGGGCAACCCTCAAGGGACAAATAGATTCTATTGAGGCAGAAATGAGGTCTGTTGAGGCAGAGGAAGAGTTGAGAACAAGACTTTTTGGCAATGATGACAGCAACGCTATTACAATCGCAGGCGAAGGGAATATCAGTGTTCCCGATGCTCCGATATATCGCGGGTCGGCAGCTACAGCCCTGGGTCAGCAGCTTATCGACATAAGAACCATGAGCCGGACAGACCTTTTCGCACCCGGGGAGGTTAAGGAAGCAAGGTCAAGACTTGAACAGACACAGAAAAGAAACGAAACAAGGCAGGCAGAGAAGGCCAAAAAAGAAGGCCGTGCAGCTTCAACAGGTGGCATGACTGTCGGTGTGGCGGCTGAAGGTGGGCTTTTCCTTCAGGGTGAGACGGCTACAGAGCTTATGACTAACGGTTTTAACAACTCTGAAATCCTGCCAAAGACTGCAAGTAGAACACTTGGTGCAGGTTCCCAGTATGTCGAAATCAATG